TTCTAATAAAAGCTGTTGTTTTGTTTCTTGTAATTTTTCTAAATTCATAATTTAAGAATAAAGTGTTTTCCCTTTTGTAATAGCAGCATCAATATCTGTAAAAGATTCAGTTGTCCAAATTGAAGTGCTACCATCAAGTTTTGTATAACCTTTAATGATTTCAAGATGTTCAGTATTTCTCTGAATCATGGCTTTCCAATCAGATTCACTGAAACTAGATGATGTTCTTGATATGTAAGCTGCATAGTTAGCATCTGAATTAATTAAAGTGACACTATCACCAGCACTAGAAAAAATCGTTGCTATTTCATCTGTTGTTAATTCTTCCATAATTAATATTTATTATTAATATTTTACCCTGCTTCGAGGGTTTTGACCCTTGTAGATAATTCTTTTACAGCATTAACAAGAATTGGAATCAACTTTGCTTCTTTTAACATATATGCCATTTCATCCTCCTGTAAAAATGTTAGTAGACAATTATCATTATCAGGGCCATATCCATTTGTTTTTTCTACCTCTAATACCTCTTGTGCTAAAAAACCAACATTAATTTTATTTCTTTTTTTACTGCCATCAGATACTCCATAAGGGTTTTCATCATCTCCATACCATGTTCTTCTATCCCATCTAAAAGTAACAGGTCTTAAAGATTCAATCCAAGATAATCCCTGTGTAAACTCTTCTATGTCTGTTTTATCTCTTGAGTCAGAGCTACTGATTGTAGTATCAGCACAAAGCAAATTATTAATATTATTATCACCTAAAACCATACTTCCGTTTGTTGTTGCAATCGCACCGCCAGGGGAGGATGATCCACCAGCCCCCGATCCAACAAATGTATTAAAACTTCCAGTTGTCAGGCTACCACCAGCATTAA